CTGCGCCGCGAATGGCGCCAGCTGTACGATAATGACTCGCCCAGGATCAGCCGTGACCTGCTGATCCTCGGCATTGCCTACCGGCGCCAGGAGATGGCGCGCGGCGGGCTCGGCAAAGCAACGGTTCGCAAGCTGCAGACGCTGGCCAAGGCGCTGCGCACCACAGGCCGGCTTGGGCCGACACCAAGCCTCAATCTGAAGCCAGGCGCGCGTCTGGTACGCGAATGGCGCGGCCGGGCCCTTACCGTCACCGTGACCGAGGACGGGTTCGAGTACGGCGGCGTTAGTTATCCCTCCCTGACAACGATCGCCAAAAAGGTCACAGGAGCGCACTGGTCGGGGCCGCGCTTCTTCGGGGTGCTGGCGAAGGGCAAGGACCGTCTGAGCAGAGGTGACCATGGCTGAAGCCAAAAACCGTCCGCCTCGCCCGACAAAATGGTCTCGCTGCGCGATCTATACCCGCAAATCCAGTGAAGAAGGGCTGGAGCAGGATTTCAACTCGCTGGATGCGCAGCGCGAGGCCTGCACCGCCTTCATCCAATCGCAGAAGCACGAGGGCTGGATGGTCCTGCCGACGGCCTACGACGATGGCGGCTATTCCGGTGCTTCCATGCAGCGCCCGGCCCTGCAGCGGCTCCTGGCCGACATCGAGGCCGGGCGCATCGATGTGGTCGTCGTCTACAAGGTCGACCGGTTGACCCGGGCGCTGTCCGATTTTGCCAAACTGGTCGAGATCTTCGACCGCTGTGGTGTCTCGTTTATCTCGATCACACAGCAGTTCAATACCACCACCAGCATGGGTCGGTTGACACTGAATATCCTGCTGTCCTTTGCACAGTTCGAGCGCGAACTCATAGGCGAACGCGTGCGCGACAAGATCGCCGCCTCCAAGAAAAAAGGCATGTGGATGGGCGGCACGGTGCCGATCGGCTACGACGTGAAGGATCGCAAGCTCGTCGTCAACAAGGCCGAAGCCAAGATCGTCGTCGACATCTACCGGCGCTATCTCAGGCTCAAGTCGGTGCGGGCGCTGCGGGCAGAACTCAATGCCGCAGGCATCAGGAGCAAGCGCCGTCTCCGCCCCGACGGCATGCAATGTGGCAACCAGCGGTTCTCGCAAGGGGCACTTTTCCTCATGCTGCAGAACCGGACCTATCGTGGGGAGGCAACCCATAAAGGCAACGCCTACCCCGGGGAGCATGCGGCCATCGTTGACAAGCCGCTCTGGGATGCCGTGCAGTCAATACTCGCCGAAAACCGCGTGGCCCGGACAACCGGCGCCAATGGCAAGGCGCCAAGCCTGCTGACCGGCCTGCTCTTCGATGAGGCCGGGGAGCGGCTGACGCCGACATGGTCGGTCAAGAAGGGCACACGCTACCGCTACTACGTGTCGACCTCATTGGTGACAGGCAACGGCAAACCTCACTCAAAACGCCACCGCTTCCCCGCCGGAGACCTCGAAAACGTGGTCATCGAGCGGCTGCGCACCTTTTTGTCCAATCGAGGGGAACTGCTCGATACCTTCGCAGACGGCAGCCTCCTCAGCAGGAGCGGACGGGGGCAATTGATCGAGCGCGGACGCCAAATTGCCGACGAATTGGATAAAACGCCAAACAAGAGCAGAAAAACCATTGCGGCCCTGATGCATCGGGTCGAGGTTAGACCTGATGGCATCAGGATCGAGATTCCTCAGACCCGCCTGACCGCACTGCTGACGTCCGAATCCAGCGAGTGGAGCGAAAAGCGTCAGCCGATCGATCCATCTGATCGCATCGTGACCTTAGCGGCACCGACTCAACTGATGCGGGTCGGCCGCGAGATGAAATTGCTCGTTAATGATTCAAACGACAATAGAGCACCCGATATGGGACTCCTCAGAATTCTTGCCCGCGCGCATGACATCCACGCGCGCCTTGCCCAAGACACAAGCCTCACCGTGCACGACATCGCTCGCCAGGAACACATCAGCGCCGGCTACATTTATATCCTGTTGCGTCTGCGCTGGCTGGCACCGGATATCACGACCGCGATCGTCAACGGTCGGCAGCCGCCGCAACTCAAGGCCCAGAAGCTCATGCGGTTGACCGCACAATTGCACGCCGACTGGGCCAAGCAGCGCGCACTGCTCGGCTTTCGTTAAGAACCAATCCCGCTTTCCTACGTCGTCGCCCGCTTAGCTGCCTCGCCAACCTCTGCATCGACCGCGCGGCGCCTACCACGAAATGCCCGCCGAGAGATATTCGCCCAGGTTCCGGCCCAACGTCTCGCGTGCAAGCGTCTCCGCCGCGGGGTGGCCGGCATCAAGGCCAGGAAAGTGCCGCAAAACGGCGCAAAATGCGACCGGCGAAAACGATATTTTACATTCAATATCAATAGCTTGGTCGGTGGCTGAGGATCCAGTCCGATACGAACCAGTCTCCCTGCAAAACAGTGAATTGCAGGGTGATTTTGATTAAATGCAGGGAGACGATCGCGCCCTGCCCGGCGAAAACATCCCGGTTTCAATCGGTTGGACGGCTACCTCCCTATTGCTGAAGCAGCGAGGCATTTCGCAGCTAGCAGGGACCGCGGACGCGATTGCATCTCATTCCCCGCCCTGCAGCAGGCAACCCCAAGGGATCGCGCTAATGTCTACGAACTCGTGCCAAGGAGGCTGAGCAAGTGAAGGCAACGTCGCGACTGCCACTGGTCGATCCAGACTTTCGCATCAGCGAAGGCCGATCGGAAATCCTGCACGCCTATGCCCGCGGCCTGTTAGAGCACCTGCGAGCGATCCGCGCTGGCGGCAGGGCGGAAGGCTACCCGATCACCACCATCAAAGTCGCTACGGCCTGGCTGATCGACGCCTATGCGGAGGCCGGTGTGGCTCCCGCTCCGGAGGCGGCTCAGCTGGTTCGTGAGATCATTGGTCCGAACAGCGATACGAGCACCCTGCCCGTTCAGCGTTTGAGTGAAGCGGCGTACTGGGCCGCCATTGATTTCGAGGCTCATCATCCTCCCGATCCAGCGGGAAAACAGCCATCCTCCGCTACACGATACGCAGTGGCCAAGCACATCCTGGGAAAGTTGAAAACCAAGAATGCGTCCCAGAGATCAGCCGAAGCGACCATCCGCGGTTGGCAGAAGCTGCCGCACTACAAGGCGAACGTGAAGCTCCAGCGGCCCGCATCGCTGAGAGTGAAAACCTGAGTTGATTTCAACGGTACCTTAAAAACCTGATCGGTTTTTCACGCGATGCCAGGCCACGCATGATGGTTTAGGTGGAGTGCTCCGACGGGTGTCATGGCGACACCCGCAACCGATGGAGCACCGTCAATGAAAATCGAACTTATACCCGTGCGCGAGCTGCGCTCATATCCCAACAATGCGCGGACGCATTCGAAGAAGCAGATCAAGCAGATTGCAAAAAGCATCGAGAAGTTCGGCTTCTGCAACCCGGTCCTGATCGACGATGCCGGGCAGATCATCGCTGGTCATGGCCGCGTGAAAGCCGCCATGCTGCTCGGCCTCGATGCGGTTCCGACCTGCCGCCTCTCCCACTTAAGCGACGCGGAGAAGCGCGCCTATATCCTGGCCGACAACAAGCTTGCTGAGAAAGCCGGCTGGGACAAGGAGCTGCTGTCCATCGAGCTGCAGGGGCTGATCGAGCTCGACGTCGACATCGAGCTGACCGGTTTCGAGATGGCCGAGGTCGATGTCATCCTGGAGGACGCCCGCGAGGCATCGAGCGATGCGGATGGGCCGGATGATGCGGTGCCCGAGCCCTCGCCGGGTCCCGTCGTCAGCCAGAGCGGCGATGTGTGGGTGCTCGGCGCCCACCGCCTGCTCTGCGGGGATGCCCGTGACCAGGCTTCCTATGACGCCCTGCTCGAAGGCGCCCGGGCAGAGTTCGTCTTTACCGATCCGCCCTACAACGTGCGGATCGACGGTCACGTCTGCGGGCTCGGGAGCGTGCGCCATCGCGAGTTCGCCATGGCCTCGGGCGAGATGAGCGAGGCGGAGTTCACCACCTTCCTGCAGACGGTCATTCGCCTGCTCGCCGCCAACACGGTCGACGGCGCGATCCATCAGATCTGCATGGACTGGCGTCACATGGGGGTGATGCTGGTTGCCGGCCGCGCGGTCTACAGCGAGCTCAAGAACCTCTGCGTCTGGAACAAGTCCAACGCCGGCATGGGCTCGTTTTACCGCTCTAAGCACGAACTTGTGTTCGTCTGGAAATCCGGCACAAAAGCGCACATCAACAATTTCGAGCTCGGCCAGCACGGACGCTACCGCAGCAACGTCTGGGACTACCCCGGCGTCAACACCATGCGGGCGGGACGCCTGGCAGAGCTCGCCATGCACCCGACAGTCAAGCCG